GAATCCCATGATTCAACGCGGCATCAACGTTTCGGCTCAGTACGTGTTTGGGCGCGGCGTAGAGATTACAAGCACGGACGAAAGCGCAAATCAGGTCATCAAAGACTTTCTGAAACGTAACGAACGTGTGCTGGGGCAGGTTGCGTTGCAGGATCTCGACCGGCGCAAATACTACGACGGCAATCTGTTCTTCGCGCTGCACTCCGACCCGCGTGACACCGGCGAAGTTAACATCCGGACTATCGACGCGCTGGAGATCCAAGAGATCATATCGGACCCTGACGACACGGATCTGCCGCAATACTACCGGCGGCAATGGGTCAAAAAAGGTTTTGACTACAGAAGCGGCGCAGTATCCTACACGACGATCACGGCATGGTATCCGGCTCTCGGTTACGATCCAGCAGACAAGCCGGCAACGATTGGCAGCTACGACGTTATGTGGGATGTTCCGATTTATCACCGGAAGTGTGGAGGCGTCGGCAAATGGCAGTTTGGCGTTCCGCTGGTTTACGCGGCTCTCGATTGGGCAAAGGCTCAGCGGCGGATGCTCGAATCGTTTGCCACGATCCGAATGAGCTTGGCCCAGATCTCCATGACGCTGACGACCAAAGGCGGCCAGCAGGCACTTGCCGGGATGAAGGATCAACTATCCACCACGGCTGGGCCGAACAGTTCATGGCTCGACCGCAACCCAACGGCGGTAGATGGCAGCGTGTTTGCATCGGGCCCGGGAACGAAGCTGGAAGCTTTCAACACGACCGGCGCCGGGGGAGATCCGTCTCAAGTGCGTGAGTTCAAACTGATGGTGGCAATGGTTTTCGGCATTCCTGAGTCGTTTTTTAGCGATATGAACACCAGCAACCTCGCCACGGCTACGAGCCTGGATCGTCCTACCGAACTAGGGTTCATGGCAAAGCAGGAGGAATGGCGCGAGGATCTGGCGATAATGATTACTTACGCGCTACGCATGAGCGTTACAGGGCCGTCTGGCAAGCTGCGCGAGGCTTTGAATGCTCGGAGTATCCCGGTTACCATTCCGATTACTGAAGCGACGAGAAAGCGTGCACCGAACGGAACTATGGTCTACGAGGCTGCATCTGACGCGGCCATCGAAGTTGTGGTCAACTTCCCGACCATCATGGAATCCGATGTACCCGCCCAGGTGAACGCTATTGTGGCGGCCTACATGGGCGGGCAAGGCATCGACCAGAAAGAAGCCATTCGGCTGCTCGGCCAGCAGGTGGATATCGCAAACAACGAAGACATTCTTGAGGAAATGTATCCGTCGGAGGGTCCAGACGCCTACAACCCGCTGCGCAACAATGACGCAATGGATACCGCAGAACAGCCTAACCCAGCGGTGCAGACGGAAGAAGCTCGGGCAGCGGTAACGCGATTGTCTCGGGCGCTGAAGTTGTTTCGGGAGGCTATCCGTTGATTGAGTTCATGGAACACGACGACTGCTGCTCCAAGCGATTCGCAGCTGTAGGACGCGCCGGAACGCTGGCTGATGCCGATTCTTGGACGTGTCCAAAATGCGGCTGCGAATGGCGGGCTTCTGACGTTGCTGATGCGGCAAGAACGTGGACGCCGGTGGTTACGGCAGAGATTATCCGGGTGCGCGGGTGATAGCTGAAATTCGCGCGCTGGCGGAACTGATCGAAGCTGAGACAAAAGGCCTGCGGGCACCAGAGCACGCACGGGCACTTGAGCCGATTGTCCGCAAAGTAAAGCGGCTGATGGCGCGGTACTTCAGGAGGCAAGGGCGGCTGATGGTGTCTGCGGTGACGGTCAAGGAGTCGGAGGCCGAAGTAGTAGACGGGTGGATGAGCTCCGTATCGCCGCTGGCGTTGTCGATTTCAGCAAACGATTCGATCCGATATCAGGCGCTGATTGAACTGGCAATCATAAAGGCCGAAGCGCAATTATCGGCGCAACTGGACACTGCGGCGCTGATCCCAGACACCAAGATGAGCCAGTACCTCAAAAACAATTCACTCTCAAAGCTTACCGGGACGCTGGCGGAGACGACAAAGCAAAAGCTGCGGGATGCCATCACGCTGGCAGTCCGAAGCGGCGGCACGGCTGACGACATCGTTGGGGCAATCAAAGCAACAGTAAAGGAATTCAGCAGCGTCAGGGCCGAACTCATTGCACAGACCGAAGTGAACAACGCCTACAACTTTGGGCGAACCGAACTGGCGCGGTCTGCCGGGTTTACGGAAAAGCGATGGGTTACGGAATCCGGCAATCCGTGCGCGATCTGCATTCTGAACGAGGCCGAAGGGTACATCGGAATTGATGAGACGTTTTTGTCTGGCAATCAAAGGCCGACGGCTCACCCGCGCTGTTACTGTTCGCTGGACTTCCGGCAGGTCACACTTTAAATCCTTGACGGCGGAACGCTGCCAGAATGAAGTTCTTCGATGCGTCATACGCAGGGCGCAGGAACGGACGCGCAGCCATGCCGATCCATCCCTGTCCCTTGTAGTCATAGATCCATGAGCCGGTAATCGGTACGCCTTCAGTGGGTAGCGGCGGGTGTGGCGCGGCGGCACCAACGAGGCCGGTACCGTACTCCACAAACGCGGCATGGTTTGCGCCTGCGTAGATCGTGCCCACGACAATTTTACCTTTCAGTTCGAGCTGCATGGCAATCGAACTCCGCAATTCTCCGGTGTCAACCGGCACGAGGATCTTGGCAGCGTCCATGACCGCAACGCTCGATTCTTTTACCGCCTCGACTACCCGGGCGGTAATCATTTCCTCAATCGCAGCAAGGTTACCAGGCTTGAAACCGGAAGTGGCTCGAATGTTCACGACGTCTTCAGGTTACGACGAAATCAACGTGCTTTGGGCGAACTAGTGTTGGGCGCATAGCCTGCCGAACGACCCCGACAGCTTCACCGGCTGATATCTGAGCGCGTCCCATAGCGTCGAACTTTGACACCAGAGCTTCGCGCATAGCTTCGCAACCTTCGCCGAACCCGGCACCTCTCGATTGCAGGAGCCGGGTTTCGCTGTATTCACGCTGGTAAGCTGCTCGACACTCAAGACACCATGCGTCCTTACCTCGGGCGGCTGGCCGGTCACAACCGTTTTTGGAGCACGTCTTGTCGTTTGCCATCGCTTTCAATGTTACTAAAACATTCTCACGGTTCCTTGTGGTAAGCGTGGCGTAAACCGTAATATCAGCCCAGATGGCACTTCGGTCAGGATTCACGGTTGTAGCGCAGAAGCTTCAGGAAGCGGCGGGCAGCATGTCCACCGCCGATCTGGAGACACGGCTACGCAAGGCCGTTGACGAAGCGCACGAAGGCGAGTACGCCTATATCGTGGCAACATTCGGAGATGACAAGGCCGGGGAGGTGGTTTACTCCTGCGGAGACGATCTGAAGAAAGCAGCCTACACATGCGGCGTATCCGGCGCAACCATCGACACTGCCAACGCGATTGAAGTTCTCCCGCTCACGACTTACGAAGTCCAGATGGGAGAGATTGAGGCGACCGAAGCCGGTGCGCGGAACTCGAAACGGGACATGTCTCAGCTGCAGGCTATCCACGATGCGGCGAAGAACTTGGGCGCGGCCTGCGGCATGAAGGAAGCTGCAACCGGCGCGGCGTCAGACCTCAAGCTGATCGAATCCACCGGCGCAGAGTTCCTGACGAGCATTCAACTCACCGAAGCGCTGCGCACGTCCTACCCGATCAAGTTGATCTCACCGGGCACCGGCAGCACGGCACACTATCCGGCTGCAGTCTTAGAAGCGGCAGCCGGCAAGTTTGGGCCCGGCACGCTGATGTTCTGGAATCATCCAACGCAAGCTGAAGAGTCGGCGCGGCCTGAAGGCAATCTTGATCAACTGGCGGCAATCATCACCAGCCCTGCGCGATACGAAGCCAACGGCGTTAAGGGTCCGGGGCTGTACGCAGAGGCCAAGGTAATGGCGGATTACGCGCAGAAGGTTGAAGAGCGTGCGCCACACATCGGGCTCAGTATCAGGGCTGGTGGCAAGGGCACAGGCCGTCTGGTAGACGGGAAACCCGAACTGGCATCAATCGATTATGTGGAATCTGTGGACTACGTCACAAAGGCAGGGCGCGGCGGTTTGGCGCTTGCCGAAGCGGCACGAGACGCGGGAATTTTAGAAGGAGGCGAGTCCGACATGGATACAGCCGATGTGCAAAAGATCGTAGAAGCGGCGGTCAAAACGGCGGTGGCTCAGGCGACCGCACCGCTTCAGGAACGAGCCCGGCGCGGTGATGCAATTGTTATCGCCAATCAGGCTCTGGCAACCATTGGATTTACTGAAGCTCAAAAGGCTTTTGTGATCGACACTGTTCTGCGGGAATCGATCCCGATGAAAGACGGCTCGGTTGACGCGGAAGGCTTCATCGCTATCGTGACGGCAGAGGCTCGGCGATTCGGGCAGGCTATCGGCAACGGCGGACGCGTGCTCAACATCGGCACCGAAGTCGTTCGAGATCCTGTCAAGCTGGCCGAAGCCAAGCAGACGGCGCAGGATGACCACGAACGCGAAGTTGCAATCTTCACGCGGCTTGGTCTGTCTGAAGCTGGTTCGAAGGCCGCTGTGGCCGGGAGGGTTCAGTAATGGCAACAAATCAGGCAATTAACGGACGCTGGAACATTAACGTGCCGGTACCGTCTGCGGTGACGGTTGGACAGGCAGTCATGCTGGGTCAGATTGGAACGCCGGGATGCATACCCGGCATCATTCTGGCGCTGCAGCCGCTACCGACTCCGACAAGCCCGACAACGGCCACCATCGACACTGGCGAAGACTGCTACTTCCTGACCGTGGTTGCGCGGTCTGCAAACTCTCCGCTGGTCAATTCGGCCATCAAACCCGGCGACCAGCTGTATGCTGACGCGGGCACCTACGATTCGACCACGAACATTCGGTACGCATTCAACCTTGACAAAAACTCAAGCGGGACAGCGTTTGGCAACGCACTGACTGCGGTTTCGTCTGGCACCACGAGCACTACCTGCACGGTCCGTTTGGAGGGCAATTAAATGAGCGAACTCGATCTGTACACAGGGTCTGCGCTGACCGGCGGGGCCGTAGACGTTCCCGGATTCTCTGCCGTCACAATGGCCGAAAACGCTGCAAGGCGTCGCCGTGTCATCGGCGCGGCTGAGATCTGGGCCGACTTCAAAGAAGGCCGTCTGGATCCGTTCTACATGCGGCAGGCGTTTAACCTGACCGAAGCCGGGGCGTTCCGCACTCTCTGCGCACGCTACCCGCTGGTGTTTCGCGAAACCATGACCAGCAGTGATTTCTCGGCGTTGACGGTTGATGTTCTCGACCGCGAACTGCTTGGCGATTACAGCGAAGTGCCGATTCCGAATCTGCCTCTCGTCAAGAAAACAACGCTGGGAGACTTCCGCAACAAGAAGATTTTCATTATGGACGGACTCGAAACACCGTTTAATGCCGTTGCCGAAATGCAGGATCTCCCGCTCGGCGACATGACGCAGCGCACCCCGATCACCTACGCACCTTTGAAATACGAGAAGGGCGCAAAGGTCAGCTGGGAAGCTGTCATCAACGATGATCTTGGAATCTTCCGTGATCTCTCTCAGCGGCTGGCACGCGGCGCAAGACGCACGAAGAGCAAGTTCATCACGAACCTGTATTCGGGCACTACCGGGCCGAACTCTACGCTGTTCTCTACCACGTTCGCCAATCAAATCATCACGGCAAACGGAGCGGCTTCGAACAATCCGGCACTTAGCGTGCAGGGGCTTTCGGACGGCATGACCGTGTTCATGAATCAGGTTGACACCGGCGGCGATCCTATCGAAATCCCCGGACGCATGTTTTTGGTAGTTGGGCCTTCTCTTTACGTGACGGCTCAGAACATCATGCACCAGCTAAGCGTTGACGTCAACGTCAATGGCGGTACTAACACCAGCTCTGGCTCGGGCGCAACAACCACTCTCGCCAGTGCACAGCGCGTCAGGGTAGACAACTGGATCATTGGCAACCTCACCGTTATTATGGACCCGTACCTGCCAATCGTGACGACGAGCGCGGGCGTCAAGTACACGCAATGGTACATCTTTGCTGACCCGGCTTCGCAAGGCCGACCGGCTCTTGAAATTGGCGACCTGCGCGGCTACGAGACACCTCAGCTGTACCGCAAGGTTCCGAACACAATGTCGCTCTCAGGCGTTGTCGATCAGACCCTCGGCGACTTCCGGACAATGGCAAGCGAATTCAAAGCGGTGATGGCGTTTGGCGGCGTTCAGCTTGACGGGCGCTCGGCTGTGTCATCCACCGGGCAGGGCGTTTAAGGCGCAGCAATCGGCTATACGGTGACGCCGCGCTGACAACTCGGGTGAGGGGTCAACGCGGCGTTTCTGTTTTAAGCGAAGGGTAAAAATGAGCATAGTCTGCGATACCGGCTTTATCAACATTGTCGATCCGTTCCTGAACCCGGATAGTACCGTGTGGACCGGCTCAATTACCTATACCCTTCAGTACGCTACAACCGTTGCTGGTGCAACGCTGGTCGAAGCGCGGCAGGTTATCAACGTCTCAGACGGGATTGATATCTGTCTGGCTCCTGGGCTGTACACGGTGGTCTACAACCAGAGCGGCCAGCGGTTGCCAGTTACTTCTCAGTGGACAGTGCCACCGACCGGCGGGCCGTACACTATCGCGGATCTCGAAGGCGTCGGACCCGTGACTGGTTCGTTGACCGTGACCGGGCCATTTATTGCGATGTCCACTGTAACGATGACCTCGCTCATAAATGCAGCGGCGCGGCCTTACGTTGCCACGGACTCAGTTGGATTGTTAAGCACGGGCAATCTGGCACTGATTGCGATATCTGGCTCAGCGTCAGACCTTGCCTCTGGCACGGTAGCGGCAGCACGGGGCGGCGCTGGAACGCTCAGCGGGTTGCTGAAAGCCAACGGTGCAGGAGTCGTTTCGGCGGCGGTAGCAGGCACAGATTACTCGGTAGCGACCAATGGAACGCTTGGACAGGCTCTGACAAGCAACGGAACTGGCGGGTTTAGTACGGCGCTGACTCTCGCAACCGTGGCAACATCGGGTAGCGCGTCTGATCTCACAGCCGGAACATTGGCAGCGGCACAAATGCCAGCATTGACCGGAGACGTTACTACCACGGTTGGCACCGTAGCAACGACCGTCAGTAAAATCAACGGAACCACGCTTTCTGGCCTTGCAACGGGACTATTAAAAAACACGACAACAACTGGAGTGCCCTCCATTGCCGTAGCTGGTACCGACCTGATCGGCGGCGTAGGCAACCTCACGACCGTTGGCTCTGTGCCATATGTCTCGGCCTCTGGGATTCTGAATCAGGACGCTGGCCAGTTCTTTTGGGATGCGACGAACAACAGGTTGGGGATTGGGACTAACGCGCCAGTTTCCAGACTGCAGATTGGAAATTATACCGTAGGCACAGATGAAAAAATTACTGTAGCAGCAGGAAATGGCTATACATCTGCATTAAGTTTGTACGATTTCAGCA